ACCTTTTTAGTAAATTTGTAAAATGTATGATGTCGATATAGCAGTAATGAGAGGTTTTGGTATTGGTTTTAACTACTCCAATGAGGACATTGAGGGTGTAAAATCTATTGCTGATGACATGAGACATACCATTCAAATTATCTTTTTCTTCGTTATTATAAATATCAATTATTATACTCCCATTGAAGATTAGTTATTATTAAGACTTTTTAATGTATTTTTGTATTGTGAAAACAAACAAAAAAGAACACACTAAAAAAGCACTTCTAAATGCTTTAGAGAAGTCATTAGGAGTTGTTACAAAGGCTTGTAAGATTGCAAGGGTAGGTAGGACTACTTTTTACCAATATCTCAAAGAAGATGAGGAGTTTGCAAAACAAGTCAAAGACATAGAGAACATTGCCCTTGATTTTGCTGAATCACAATTGCATAAACAAATAAGTGAGGGCAATACAACTGCAACAATCTTTCTTCTAAAAACAAAAGGTAAAAAGAGAGGTTATGTTGAAAGACAAGAGATATTACATGACAATCAAATTAAATCAACAATTATAGAATGGACACCACCAAGAAAGTTGAGCAAAGCTGCAACAGACAATTCTACGACCTCATCGGATCAAACAAAAGATTCAAAGTCCATCAAGGAGGAACAAGAAGTGGTAAAACAGTAGCTGTTTGTCAATACTTGGTTTATCTCATTACAACTGTTGAAGAACCATTGACAATATCTATTGTAAGAAAAACATTACCTGCTCTTAAAGGATCTGTTCTTCGTGATATAATGAATATCTTACAAGAAACTGGTATTTACTATTTAGGCATACATAACAAAGCAGAAAACACTTTTCAGTATAATAATCATCTTATTGAGTTTTTATCAGTAGATGAACCACAAAAGATTCGTGGTCGTAAAAGAAATATAGCATTTCTTAATGAAGGTAATGAACTTACAATAGAAGATTTTAGACAAATCAATATGAGAACAACAGATATGCTTATTCTTGATTTTAACCCATCAGATCCAGTACATTGGATATATAGCGACCTAATACCAAGAGATGATTGCGATACTTGGATTACTACTTATAGAGATAATAACTTTCTTACAGAAGAACTTATAAACGAAATAGAAAGAATGAAAGAAAGAGATCCAGATTACTGGAGAGTATATGGAGAAGGATTACAAGCAATCTTTAGTGCAAGACAAGTATTTAACAACTGGTCATTTATTGATTATGCAGATTTCCCAGATTTTGATTTAGATGTAGAAGGAGTGCTTGGAATTGATTATGGATATAGTAATGATAGTACAGCAGTTGTTTTAGTATTTAGACAAAAAGACAAACTATACTTACATGAGATACTTTATCGAAAAGGTATGACAAACTCTGATATTGTCAATTTTTTAAAAGAAAAAGGTTATGCACAAGTTTTAGCATATGCAGATAGTGCCGAACCTAAATCAATAGAGGAGATGAAGCGACTTGGAATGTATATAAAACCTGCAGTCAAAGGACAAGGAAGTATAAATGCAGGAATATCACTTCTTAAAGAGTACGATATATTTGTAAGCAACGAATCAGAGAATATTAAGAGAGAATATCACAACTATTATTGGGAAGAATTAAAAGATGGAACGATAATAAACAAGCCACAAGACAAAGAAAATCATGCAATGGATTCTATTCGTTATGCTGTATATTCGAGGTTTGGTAGGAGAGAAAACTTTTTTGTAATTTAATTAGTATTTTTGTAAAATAAAAGACATTCGATGGCATCAATATTATCAAGATTTAGAAATCTTATTTCTAAAAACTTTCAGCAAACAAGTCAAGAGTTTAATAGAGCAATCTACAATTATTTAGGAAACACAATTATATGGAATCCTGAAAACGATAATACTTATATTGAAAAAGGTTATCAATACAATACAACTGTTTATTCGATAGTAAACATCATTGCAAAAACTGCAGCAACAATTCCTTTTCAAGTATATGAAATAAAAAGTGAGAATGAACTAAAAAGATATAAGTCTATGACAAGTGGTCTTGCAAATGGTTCTGCATTACATAAAGCAGAAGTAATTAGAAAACATGCCTTAGAAGAAGTAGCTGATACAGAACTACACGATTTACTATCAAGACCAAATCCTGCACAATCTTATAATTCATGGATTCAAGAAGTAATTGCTTTTGGTAAACTTACTGGTAATCGTTATATATATGGATTGAAACCTGATACTGGTGCTAATCAAGGCAAGTTTAAGGAACTTTATGTTTTACCAAGTCAAAAGGTAGAAATAAATAGTGGTGGTATTTTTGAACCAGTAAAGTCTTATTCATTAGAATACAATGGCTATTACAAAATGGCAGCAGAAGATATTTGCCACATAAAAGATTTCAACCCTTATTATGATGGTACTGGTAGTCATTTATATGGAATGTCGCCACTAAAAGCAGGTCTTAGATCATTAGACACAAATAACGAAGCTGTAACAACTGGTGCCAAGTATTTACAGAATCAAACTGCAAGAGGTGTATTGATGTCTGATGAGGGTGATTTAAATGAAGTACAAGCACAACAACTTAAAGAAAAGTTTAGACAAAACTATTCTGGTTCTAAAAATGCAGGAGATATTGTTATAACACCAAAGAAACTATCTTGGATAAACTTTGGTATGTCTGCAAGTGATTTATCTCTTATTGAGCAGTACAATGCAAGTATCAAGGATCTTTGTAATATTTATTCAGTACCTGCAGTTCTTCTTAACAATACAGAATCTTCTACTTACAACAATGTAATAGAAGCTAAAAAAAGTTTATACCAAAATGCAATTATACCAGAACTTAATAAAATCAAAGATGAACTTAATAGATGGCTTGTACCTGGTTATGGTGAAAAACTATATATAGATTTTGATTACACAAGTATTTCTGAAATGCAAGAAGAAATGGATAAGGTTGTAAGTCAAATGGCAAGTTCTTGGTGGCTTACTCCTAATGAGAAAAGACAAGCGATGAGTTATGGTGTCGATGCCGACAATGAAAAATTAAATGACTTTTATATTCCTATGAATCTTGTGCCACTACAAGATGATGTTATAGAAGAAGATGTAAAGAGTGTTAAGATTGATTATAATGAATTGCTTGATTCTAAAAGACAAGTTAGGAGAGATGTTTATACAACTGCATCAGAAGCAAGAGCAAGAGCAGAACAAATTGGTTGTAGTGGTATTCACTCACATGATGCAGATGGACAAACAATATATATGCCTTGTTCTTCTCACGATGATTATATGGATATTGTAGGTTCAGATGTAAAGTATCACGATGATGATGAAGAACACGATAAAGATTACATTGATAAACCTGTAAAACCAGGAAGTGCTGTTGAAAGAGGTCTTAGAAATAAAGTAACAGAACACAACGACAAAGTAGGTAACGACAGAAGTAAAAGAACTACATATAGAACACTACAATCTGTATTTAATAGAGGTATCGGTGCATATAGAACAAATCCACAAAGTGTTAGACCAAGTGTAAGAAGCGAAGATCAATGGGCTTATGCAAGAGTAAATTCTTTTTTATATGCACTTAGAAATGGTAAATTTAGATCTGGTAAACACGATACTGATTTACTTCCAAGTGGACACCCAATGTCAAGTAAGAAATCTCTAAAACAAGAAAGTTATAAAGATTATCCACAAGGTGCGACAAATAATGCAAAGAGAATGTTAGGTTGGATAGAAAAATATGGCAGAGATGTAGTTAGGGGTGGTACAGAGGTTGGACTTGCAAGAGCAAATCAACTTGCAAAGAGAGAACCAATATCTCTTGATACAGTCAAAAGAATCAATAGCTTTTTAGCAAGACACGAGGACAATGCAAAGATTGCAGAAGAATATAGAGATGAACCTTGGAAAGATAAAGGTTATGTAGCTTATAATATGTGGGGAGGTAAAGCAATGGTGTCTTGGGCTAAAAGAATCTCTGAAAATGCTGACTAAAAAATTCAAACAAAATTATCAAAAGGATTGGCTTAATCAATTAGATATTGCTGAAACAAAACAAGATAGAAAGTGGTCAAGATACCTTGTTAATGAAAGTAATGCAATAATTGAGGAGTTTTTAAGAAACAATAAGCAAATACCTGATTTACAATTTAGATTTAAAGAAAGCGATATTACAACTCTTTATATAGAATTGTATCAAGAAGTTGGAAATAGATTTGCAAACTGGTATTCTCAAAACTTTGAAAAATATATTACAAAAAACATTGCTGAAGATTATACTGATATATGGAATGAGAAGTTTGCATACATTGGAAGTCAAGTTGCAGGTGAGAGAGTTGTAAGTGTAAGTGTAAATAGAAGAAAAGAGTTTACAAGAGTTCTACAAAGATATATGGCAGATCCTGACTTTCAATCTATGAACGAAGCACAAGCAGGTAGAATATTAAGAAAAAAATTTAAAAGTATGTCTGTAAACAATGCCAAGAGAATAATTAGAACTGAAAGCACAAATGCTGCAAATTATGCTACGAATCAAAGTGCCATTGATAATTTTGGTAAAGAAAATTTACAAAAGGAATGGATTGCTACTTTAGATGAGAGAGTTAGAATAGATCATGCACAAGCAGATGGACAAATTGTTGATATGGACCAAAACTTTTTAGTAGGGGGTGAAGAATTAGCATATCCTGGAGATAGTCGTGGAAGTGCTTTTAATGTCATTAATTGTAGATGTACAAATGCACCTTTTCCAAAAGAACTTGATGATGATTACAGTTCAGGTGGATTAATTGAAGATGTCATAACAGTTGCACAAGTCGCAGCTACTGCAGTCGCAGTTGATGAATTGTTAAACGAAAATCAAGATTAAAAAAAATAATTAAAATTAATATCTTTGTATCATGGAAAATATAATATATAAGTCAAGCCCAATCGGTGAGTTAGTCGATGCCGATGAAAAAACAGGAATCGTAAAAGGTTATGGTTCAATATTTAATAATGTTGATAGCGATGGTGATGTAATCACACCAGGTGCATACACAAAAACAATTATGGAGAATGGAAAGCGAGTTAAGTATTTGTATCAACACAACATGGAACAACCATTAGGTAAAATGAATAACCTATATGAAGATGATAAAGGATTAATGTTTGAAGCGAAGATTCCTAAAACTCAACTTGGTTCTGATGTATTAGAACTGATGAAAGCAGGTGTAATTACTGAAAACAGTGTAGGTATTTTAC